ATATAACTGCGAATGTCGTTGATGTTGCTTTGTGCCGGTAATCCTTTAACTCGATACTGTCCAGATTTTTTTGCCACAAGTTTGACTTTGAGTTCTGTTGTGTCAATGTCTTTGCGTATCTCTTTAGTACTCATGTTTGTTAACATAGCATCTGTTCTTAAACTAGTAAGTTCTTCACTTAATTCTAGTGTGACATAAACTCCCGAAAGCCCTTGTTGCAACCAGTTCAGTGCAATGTTCATCATCACCAGACTCTTGCCCGAACCTGATCCACCGGCAAAGATGTTTAGTTCACCACGACTGAATCCACCATACAATAGTCTATCCAGTTGTGGCCAACCTGTTGATACTTGTCCACCTGAGTTGAAATACTTGTTGATGCGACCTGCTGGATCAGCAAAGTAGTCTGTACCCATGTCCTTGGTTAAACTTATTTGTACTGCATCCTTGATCAGTTTCTCTACAGGCTCAAATTCGCCCTTCTCTAGTAAGTCTGCTGACTTTAAGATCGCACGTTCAAGTTCTTGTCGTTTGGTAAATGATTCAAACTCCTGCATGAACCAATCATAGTGTCCTTCGTTTAGTTCTGGCACCGGGGCAAGTTTAATTCCTGTAGTTGCAGAGATCTGTGTCCTGTCGGGCATGGTCTTGTGCTTGTCGCTGTGTTCTTTGATAAACTCAGCCGCAGGTCTAAGACTGCGGTCAAAGTTTGCAGGGTTATAGATGTTTTGAACACGCACGTAACTGGCCGCATCTTCTAACATCATTTCTAGAAATAGTCTTTGGACATCGAGAGAATAATCTTTTAACACTTTTCTTGTTTCCTATCTATATTATCGTAAATTTCTATGTCAACAATTTTTTCTGCTTCTTCTTGACTCAATCCTTGATTGAGTAATTCATGTATTCTTTTTGCATAATATTTTCCTGCAAATATATGCGGAGGCGGAGTTGTGACTTTATTATACAAGCAAATATCAAAATCAAGATATCTTAAAATTTCTGGAGGCGTTTTAATACTGTACAGTTGATTGAAAAATTCAATCTCCTTGGTAGTTGATTCATTGGCTTTGTTAAATTTGGTGAACCATGTTGCTGTTTCTTGATCAATGTTTTCATTGTGTACTGTCAAAATATTCAGTGTATATTGCTTATGATCAAGTTCAGTGTCAATTGGAATCCAATCTATGTGCTTGGCGTTTTCACCTAACATTCTATATAGACTGTAACTGTGTGCTTCTACACTAGTCAAGTTAGCCAAAAATCTAAACCTTTCTGGATGGCCAACAAACACTGATTTCATTTCAGGGAAGAAATTAACTATTCCCTCTACAATACCTTTTCTGTGTCTGACTAATGGGTGTCTTATGTAAGAAAATACATAATCATCTGACCAGTTTATTTCCTGGGTGTTTGTTTCTATCCAATTTAATTTTTTAAAAAACGCATCGTAAAACGTACTAGCACATTTGTTACAACTAAAATACACCAACTTTGTATTTTTTGTTGAACGGTAGCATAACCAAGGGACATGATGATCTAGTAAAGGTTCAAATTTTTGCATAATCTAATCTTTTAATAAGTTGATTCAACAACTCAGACAAATTTGCAATTCTAAATTCTCGTGACAGAATTTCTTGTATGATTGTTGTTCCAGTTCGTGACGTGGCAAGGATTAGAATTTTTTTAATAGCCATTTTTTTCTCATCTCAATTTTTATCTTACTGGTTTCTCTTGCTTGCATAATAGTTAGCACGGTGCCTAGTTTTCCTAACTTTATTACCGCATCATTTACATCTTTACAACCTTCTGGCCATTCAGGCATGCTTACTGCCCAGTTCAACTCTACTGCGCGGTCTACCAATTCCATACCAGCGGCATCCTGATCAGGTACCACAGTAACATCTCGACCTAAATTGCGTATGAGTCTTGCTTGAGTATCGCTTATGGTATTATGCATCACCGCCAATCCACCAATAGTCAATGCATCAAATATGCCTTCTGTAACTAGCACATGTGTCCAAGAATCGTGTTGCAGGTCTGTACCAAATACATAGCCGGGCGGTGTTTGATTAATGTATCTGGGTGTTCGGTCATCTAAAAATCTTTGTGTGTAACCCACTACTGAATTGTCATAAGTGAATGGTACAATTACGTATGGTCTTGAGCGTGATGTGCCTTTGTAAGGATTTTCTTCACCACTAACCATAAAAGGATAATCTAAGGGTGCTGATCTGTTTCTAAGGTATTGCCATGCTTCTGTATGTTTGGGTGTACACACTACTGAAAATGCAGGCAGTTCAAATTCTGGAAAAGAAATACCAGCCAGTGTATCAAATGTTTGTCTACGTTCTTGTAGTATGCCATTGATACTGCGATGTCGCATGCTCTCCAAATTTACACGTTCTATTTCTGCTTCGGGCACACCCAGCCAAGTCAAGAGCCTGCGGGCCTTAAAGGAAAGATTCCGGCCAAGGATAAAACTGGCTGTGTATGAGCAATTGAAACAGTGATAACTCCATCCCTGTTCGGTTTGTTTAATTCCACCACGTTGTCGACGATCCTGTGTGTTGCCATTGTGGGTGCAACATACCGCATTGAAGCTCAACCAACCGCCAGGTGTGGATTTTCTTTTGGCAGGTAGGTAAGCAAGGATATCAAGCATCTGTATAGTATAACAGATTTGCTACACTAAATCAACGATATTGAACGTTTTCTATCTTGCCGTTTGTGAATATAGCAGTTGCCGCAATGTTGCTACCAAATTGGATTGGCAAGTATCCGGATCCACCATTGGTAATTGTTACCGATTCGATTCCGCCACCACCTCCGGCTGTGCAAACTGCTTCGGCACCAGACCCATTGCCCAAAATTTGGATGTAAGGTGCTGCCACATAATTATATCCAGGATTTTGAATAGTGATGCCCGTCACTGATCCATTGGTCACAGTAACGTTGCCAGATGCTCCGAATCCAATTGAATTGTTCAGTCCCAATCTCAACAGCGGATGGAATCCTACAACATTGATATAATCACTTATGGTTTCACAAAGATATTGTCTAGACTCAGTAACATCATACCAAACTGATTCATAGTTTTGGGCGGCCTGTACTTTGACTGTGCCAGTGAATCCCACTATGTCATATTTGATTGTGGTTAGCCTTGCACCGTTTGTGAGCATGTAACTTGAAAAGAATTCTGTTTGTTGAATAGCATTGATAGGTTGTGGGGTTAGTGCCCAGTCTGGCCATTGTGTGGGTGCTGTGCCCATGAAGTTGATTTTGCCATACATGTCCGGAACTGTACATTCCGCAGAAGGTACGTGTTGTGGCAATACACTGTCCACAATGTTGCAATCTGCTCGTGCTTGGCTATTGGCATCTGTATATGCGGCTTGTACATAATTTCCTGCTGATCTTTGTATGCTATAACTGGCAGGCTGTGATTGGAGATTGATAGTGTCTTCATTATCGAGCACTACTTTGACACGGCCCAAGGCAGAGCTTAGAATCTCCATGTCTTTGGTAATCAATAACTCGTCTCCAGTTTGATTTACCACTCGGAAAACAAAGCTGGAACCTGCAATGTTCACAGGTTTCTGGTCCTGATTTATAAATTCAAAGAGTAACACATTGTCTACTCCCTTGTTGATTGTTAGTTGTTTTGCGTACACTGGGTCATACCTCGCTGTAAAGTATCCGCCGCTGGTGTCTACTAGCAGTACACGGACGATTTGTTGATAAAGATAAGCGGTGGTGGAATACATCTTATATTTAGTTTGTCCAAAATTAGCAACCCATAAATAACCGCGATGGGAAACAATATCTTTGAAAAATTAACTGAAAAATATCCGTTTATAACGCTGTGCATGTATGCCAACGCAGAATATGTGGGTGTTGTACAAAACAGGGATGATATTGTGACCACCATTTATGACTTTGGCGTTGTTCAAACACAAGAGCTCAAGATGGAGTTTTTAGAACTAGCGTCAACCTGGTGGTGGGAGAGTAATCGTTCAATTCCCATCAACATATTCCTGCGTCGAGACTGGGAGAAATTCCGTCCCACCCTACGTACTTTTGTCAACAAGGATCTAGAAATTCTACACGGTCCGGCTTGTAGTTTATTAGATATTGCCCGTAAAAAAGGCAAGAGAAAATCGATCACACTTGTGCGACGTCTTGACTAATCAAATTCATATGAAGGGTTACTAATACTGCGTAAGACAGTGAATGCGCCTTTTTAAAAGTATAGCCGTGTGATTCATCTCCATCCCACACACTAGCAAATACTTCTGGCCAGGGGCGTGTTTGTAAATGTGCTTTGCCCGGACGTATGATAGATATAAAGGCTGCCATCCTGGGTATTGAATCTGGTTGCATTACCTTTAGTAAATCTGTGTAGTTGCCCACGTGTACCAGTTGTTGTGCCCATTCACGATCAGTCCACAGTCGTTCCCACGGAGGAGTTGCGGCTAACATTTGTTCATAGTGTGCCGGATCTTGAACCAGTCCGTAAACACTCATGTTCAAGAAGTCTAGTTTAAAGTATCCACGTTGTTCTGCTGTTTCGTAATCTAATGCCGCACAACCATTGAATGGATCACGTGGTATGTTGGTGACATATATTCCTGAGTTGTGCTTTCGTCCATTGCTTTGTCGTGCAGGTGTGTGCTGAATCAATTTCAGTACGTCCTCGCGATTTGCAAAATCTAAATCTATATCTGCGCTCATTACCAGCCTGCTTGTTTTAAAATTTCCTTGGCATACTCTTGATCCGCTGGGTAATCATGGAACTTTTTCTGCCAAGCGTCACTATCAATATAGGGCCAAACTATTGCAACCTGTTGTGCCGACAACTCACTCAGGAACTTTTGTCCCGATTCACTATTGTAAATCACCCAAGGACTTACACGTCCGGCTGTGACAGCGTAACACAATGCATGAGTGTTACCATAACGCAACCAATCATGAGCGGGATTGCCTGTTTCTTCAGACCAACGCATACTGTATTCTATTGCACGAGCCAGTGCATCATTCACTGCCTCTACCAGTAAGTATTGCATAAGATACTCTGTATACACTCGATCACTACACCAATGGTCTATTTTCTTTTGTTCTTTAAGCAACCATGTCATAAACCGATCTGGTGCTACTACCCGAGTGTTTACACAGTAGTGTCCAAACTTTACAAAGGCTCTATAGTATGCACTCTCGCAAAAGTCATCATGAGTTTTATTCTTGGCAGACCCTTGCATGGTTTCGTAGAACCGGATGTATGCTTGGAACCCCAATCGCACACCCGGTTCATCTTTGTTTAGTCTTCTGCGTTTGGGTTCACACATGTGAACTGCTATCGATGTTTCTCTAGCAAAGGTTTTCTTGCAATATTTGCACGTGAATGTCATTTCTTGTCATTGCCTGCTAGACGATTGTATTCGTCAATTTCTTTTTGGGTAGTTATTTCGGCCATGACATCTATTTCATCATCTTTGTAATTTGGATAGATAGCCATGAGTGCTCGGCGTTTGGCGCTGAGTCCTGCTTCTTTCTTCTTAGGAGCAATCCAAACGTGTCTAGGTGTACCCATATCAGGGCTTACTGTTGTGGCCATAAGCCATTGTAGTTTGGGGTGTTTGCTCACGCTAAAGAAGTGCTTGTTCAGTCTTTCGTTACAAGCAATAACGTAAAACTCTTGTAGTTCGCGTGAGCCTTCTACCGCGGATCCCCAGCGTATCATGAGATAGGTTGAAAACTTTTTCTTTTCTTCGTCGGTAAGCTCGTTGTAGAAGTTTCTGTTCTTGCGATCGAACTGACGCATCTCATTAGCAATGGTTAGTTTTTCACTCATGTTTGCTTAAATTATAAATCATTATAGCACGATCCAGGGCATCTTGTAAAGTAGTATTGGTTTTGGCGGCTCGACGAATGTTGCCCCACAACCGGTCTTGTTCGAGGTCTTTTACTAGGCCTGCACCCTTTATGCTTTGCCCAATCATTTGACGCTCCGTGGAACCTGCTTCTCGAGCATACACAGTTTCTCCCCCATCTGGACTTTCGTAAACGTATGTGGCACCTGGCTTAAGACTGCCCATACTTGTAGCCATACTGCAAATGTGCCCAACGTAAAAAACGTTCAAGCCCCTCTCGATCGTCCGGATAACTTTCCAAGTATACTCGGGACAAGCGATTAATTATTTCAAATATTTCAGGTTCAGTATAGGGCATATTACCAGGCCTTGGTGTAGTCAACAATCTCACAGTTGCGACTGACGTCTTTCACAAAGTAAACACAGTCAGGTTCCGCATCATCGTTTAATGGCACGGCCAACATCTGACCGTTCTTGAGTTTGGGTGCATACCAGTTGACTTCGTGATATACATCTAGTATCTCTATGTCAGGGAAACTGGGCCTATAACTTGATAAGGGATTAAACTGAAACACCCTGAACCCACGGTCGTTTATACTTGTTAGTGGCAACACTTCAAGGTCACCAATGTCTGGTTCACCTATTAGGATCTGCCAATCCATGGGCATCTTGATTGTTGCTTTGCCTATTCTCAAGACCAAGGCAGGTGCATTGAAGCTCTCCAAAAAGATAAGTGGAATAAAGTGATAGTCTGGTTCTGCTGGATTTGAGTTATCTAATATAGCAAAACGCATGTCATCTACTTCTTCGGGCAAATGGTTTAAATCGTAATAGGTGTTGGCAAGTGTTAGTATTCGCATGTTGTTATAATACAGTATTTGTGATAAAAAGTCAAGCGATTTTCATCCAGTCCAGTTTCTCTGCTGAGAATGGATAGTTGGCTTCCTTATAAAAAGTTTTGCGTTTGGTCAAATGACGTTTGGCAAACTTGCAGGTTGAGGTTATGTCCCAGATCTGCACATGGTCTTTGTCTTCGGCTTTTCTTATGCCCCGTCCAATACTTTGGATAACGCGGACAAAACTTTTCCCGGGTTCAATAAGAACCAAATTAAAAATCCTAGGGATATTAATACCCACAGCGGCAACACCATAGGTAGCCACAATAATCTTATCAGTGCTGTCGGCAATTTCATCATATTCGTCTTGTCTTGCTTTTGCTTTGGTGGCACCAGACACAAACACAGCTCGCTCACCCAGTCGTTCTACCAGGGCATTGCCTGCGGCTACCCTGTCCACAAGCACCAGTGTGTTGCCTGTTTCATTTACTTTGCGTATTAGCTCTGCTATGGTGTCCAGTCTACCTGATTCCTCAAGCAAGTATTTAAGCTCGCTTTGGTATTCTTTAAACTCCACATAATCTACCAACTGCACAATGTTCACATGGCAATTGGCCAGCACACCTTGTTGCTGTAGTTCATTAGCACTGAGTCGCCCTATAACAGGTCCAAGACTGACCAGCAATGCTTGGCTTTCAAACTTCTCTTTGGGTATGGTTCCAGTTAATCCCCACCTAATTGGCACTGTGGCCATCACACCAGTTAACAATGTTTTGAGTGCATCTGCCTTGGCCATGTGTACTTCGTCCACAATAACACATACCACACCTTCAAGGAACTCTCCGATGGTACAATCACCCACACCTGCTTTGGTATTCTTCAACAAGATGTTGAGACTTTGCCAAGTGCATATGGTATGCTGGCGTCCATATTCTTTCCTGTCGCCAAAGTACACGCCCACATCCTGTTGCATGTTGACGTAGTCTTTTTCTGTTTGTGTAACTAGACTCTTGTTGGGCACAATAACAATTGAGCGTCCATATGGTGTGACCGCATTTGATAATGCCGCTGTCATGATAGTCTTACCTGCACCTGTGGCCACCTCTTGCAGGCACTGCGGCATGGCCAGGAAACTGTTTACAATCTCCACCTGGTAGTCACGCATCACAATAGGTGTACCTTCTTGTGGGTGTCCTTTGGGCCACATGATGTGTGCAAACGAATCCTCACGCACCTGTTCAAACTCAAATGTGTTTGAATATTCTCGTTGGTTATCCAGTTCAATGTCGTAATCAAACTTTTCAAGTATGGGAAGAATCTCGGGTAGCAAGTTTGTGTAAGTG